GGATTCAAAATTACTCCGTACCTTTGCACCCGCAAAACAAAAAACGTTGCACCCGTAGCTCAGTTGGTAGAGCACCTGACTCTTAATCAGGGTGTCCAGGGTTCGAGCCCCTGCGGGTGTACTTAGATTCAAGAAACTGGTAGGAAGTTCATTCCTACCTTTTTTTGTTCAAAATCAGAGTGTTACACTCTAATTTTTTGATTTTTAGCTGGTTCAGAACAAAAAAATTATTGTTGAACCGCACAGACCATTTGGAATTTATTGGAACGACTTGGACTGATTTGGAATGATTTGGAACGGATTCTGTTACCAATTCTGTTACCACTTTCCACAACCTGTTACCACTTTCACCCCAAAAAGACCTTAGGCTGCGCTAAAAATTTAAAAAAATGAAAGAAAGAGTGAAAGTTGTCTTCGACCGCAAGGGAACTGCCAAGAAGACGGGAGTTGGAAAAGTGGAGTTACAGGTTTACCTGACATGGAATCAGCGTAAGTGGATTACTGTTGGAACTTCGACAGCTGAAGACTGGGAAGCCGATGCACAGAGCAGGGATATCCAGGCAAAGATTAAGCATTTCGAGCTAATCATCAAATCTATGGAAACGCTTGGTGAGGATATGACTATCGAGAACTTTAACAACCATGTCTTCACTGCCCAAGTACCCAGCAAACCTGAGGAGAAGGTTTTGTTCAATGGTACCGACCTTCGCCAAAGCTTTGTCGAATTCTGCCGTGAGCACATGGAAAAGGAAGACTTGGCAAAGAACTCTATCAAGGACCACAATGTTGTCTTCAATGCTGTTGAAGCCTCCGGCTGTCTCAACACCTTTGCCGACCTCACTAAAGCCAACGTCCTTGCTTTCGACCAGTATCTTCGTAGCCAGAAGAACAAGACTGACTACACCATCCATGGCTATCACAAGAAAGTCAAGAAGTACACCAAGCTCCTTTGGCAGATGGAAATGATTGCCTCTGACCCCTATCAGTACGTCAAATTCCCTAAGGGCAGCAACAAGGAGCGTGTTCCCTTGATGGAGAGTGAACTCCTAAAGCTCCGTAATGCTAACTGCACAGGCCGCATTGCTCGCGCACGTGACCTTTTTATATTCATGGCCTATACGGGACTGGCCTATTGTGACATGGCCATCTTTGACTATAATACCATGACTGAGGAGCACAGTGATTACACCTATATTGACGGTTCCCGCCTGAAGACCGGTTCCAACTTCTTCACCCCAATTCTGCCACCTGCCATGGATGTGCTGAAGAAGTACAACTACAAGCTGCCCGTCATCAGCAATCAGAAGACCAACGACTACCTGTTCCTTCTGAAGGAGAGGCTAGGTATCAACAAGAAAGTCACCTGTCACATTGCCAGACACTCTTTTGCCACGCTTGTCCTCACTTACGACATCCCCATGGAGAACCTGAAGCGTATGCTCGGCCATAAGAACATCGCTGTCACTCAGATTTACGGAAAGATCCTCAAGAGCAATGTAGAGAAGAATGTCGCTCTGAAGTTCAAATCTCTCAAATAAGCTTGTAGAACACCCCTTTTAATAACTGCGACTTTCCTGTATCCTCATGGAAGGTCGCTGTTATTTTCTCACAGACATATTTACTGCCTTCGATGAAGAATACAGCCCGAGGGTCAGGAATATCGTCAGACAGGAACGAGAAAGTGTATTTCTTCTTGTTATCGATGTCGTAAGTGTATTTCAGGGGAATACCATTATCATCCGTTTCCTTGTCCTGGTTTATACGCAGAGAAAAGGAGTTATACGAAGCTGTAAAATCATCAAACACCTCCAGTTTGTCTACTATTGGATGTGGGAACACGCTAGTGTCACTTGATCCTGGCCAGAAACCCACATAAATCTTATCGATATATTCGTCGGCTTTCTCCTTTTCACCCTTTGCTATCGCCTTTCCCGCGTTGGTCTGAGCCAATGCACCACTGTTATAATCCGTCTCATCCACCTCATACGTATATCCATAATCCGATGAACCAGCCCGTCTGCCTCGGCCAAACAAACCACCACCTTCGTCGGACACCCCACCTGTAGTGTTTCCGTTCCCATCCGTCTCTTCGGTCCATGAGATAGCGCTACCCATCTCTCCACATTCCATGAACAGACACATCCCTAAGTTGCTGTCCGTCTCGTCAATCCATGCCGGAACGATATTTATCTCCACGTCGTCCGCCTCTTTATCCACTAAACGCCTTCCGAATATGTTCACAGGCATTAACCTGTTATAATACTTATACCAGTACAAATCCGTATCCGTAGAATACAGATGACGCGTCTCAACCAGTTCACTCTTGTAGCACCACATGATGAAATAAGTATCCACATCCCTGGCAAAGAAAATGCCATGACCATCCGATCCCCTCCTGTATCCCCTAGTAAATGCTGTCACCGTACGTCCGTGACTTTCCCATGACTCAACGCCACATTCCTTCAAAGTACTCGCATAGGCCAACAGTTGCGCCATCGTATCAAAGGTTCTCGCCTCATTCTTATGCTCTTCGATATACCACTGACAGCTCAGGTACGGCCAGAACCTGTTGTCATTATCCGCATATGCCAGGTTTGTCGCCCCTATGTAATCCGACTTATTCTCCTGTGATACCTCCACCTGATACCTGTTCACCACCTTGTCAATCAAGACCGCTGATGTCTGATACGCCACCTTGTAAGAGAACTCAAAGCTAATGCTCTTCGCCTTGTGATTGATCGTAAACTCACCCTTCATCAGTTTCTCCAGCTCTTCAAAGAACTCTGTCAGCGACCAATGCGGAAGCGCAATGGCAAAATTCCAAGTTTCCCATGTCGATGGCAGCGTGTTACAAATCACCAGATGCCTGAATTGACTATTCTCAATAGCCTCAAAGTGCCCTGTATAATCTGTCACCTCACATATTTTGTTCAGGATATACAACAAATACGGCTGAAATGTCAGCTTTGACAGTCCGGAAGCCCATTGAAAATTCCCGTTGGCATCCTTCACTACGCTATTCTGCAAGTTACCAGATGTATTATTCACCCAGGGAAGAGCCACCCAGTTTCGGGATGGATATCCCCCACTCCACATCTCGCTCGTAGTTCGATAAGAAGGACTACGCTCCTCCTCACTAGGATAACCTAGATTCAGCTGGTTCAGATAGATGTCATCAAACGTATCATCAAAGTTCTGTTCGCTGCGTCCCTCCAGGAACTGTGTCTTTACCTCCACCTCAGAGATCTGCGTGACAATGATGCTTCCCGATTTGAAAAAAGCCTTGTCACGAATGTCGCAGTCGAACACCACTTTGTTCTTCTCCACATCCTGCCGATGCAGATGTCCGAAGATGGCGATGTTCTGCGGGCAGTCCTTCAGTGGGAATGTAATAGAAAGCGTATAGCTGTCAGAGCCCGTGAATAAAGGATTCTCCGATATATATTCAAATGAAGTATTTTTCTTCAAATATGCCTGTTGGCCGTTGATTGTAATTTCCATTATGATTTTCTCCTTGATTTAGGTGTTTTATTCCGCATCAGCAGTTCATATTCATCCTGAGCCTGTTTGATGCCAGCATCGCCAGTCACCGTATTTACCGTGACAAACGGCTCATTCAGGCGGTTTGTCAGCTTCTTCATCATCGCTGTAAACTCCCTTAAAGGCAGGTTATTCATATCATTTTGTGCACTAGGCTGTGACTGTTGCACAATGACAGTTGGCTTTGATTGACCAGACTGTGCGTAAACGCTAGGTGCTGTGATGGTTCTCGACACGTCTTCCGAGCGTAACGATCCTATAGTGTTCGTTCGTTGCGCATAGTCAAGGGCCTCAATCATAGGGCGGGCTACGGGCGATTTGAGCAGCGATTGAGAAGCCACCCATTCCCCTTTATGTACTACTCCAGCTACCTCATACCTACTTCCCTGAGGCGTAAAGCCACCCTCAGCATAACCCTGTGCAGCTGCCGCCTCCTGCTGTTTCTTGATGGCCGCCACCTGCAGCATACCCGCTGCTACCGCCGTTGCTGCAGCAATAGGTGCCAGGATATAACCGATGACAGGCACCGCCGCAGCACTACTATACGCATTGATGGCACCCGTTGCCGTCTGTGCAATGGCCTGCATGACCTGCATGGTGTACATCTTCTTGCTAGCCTCACTCTTGACCTTGGCGACCTCCGTTTCCTTCTGCTTCTCCAGTTTCTTTACCATATAGGTGTTACCTTCCGCATTAGATATCTCCCTTTCATAGCGTTTTTCAATCGCTGCCACTTGGATGTCCGTCTCAGCCTGTATGAGCGCAGACATCTGCTGGAAGATACTGCTCATTCCAGATGATATCACGTCTAATGAGCCAGTTACAGCCTTTCCCATGTCCGACTGCAGCCATTCCTGCATGCTGTCCGACCATTCCTCGAGGAAATTCTTGTTTCCCTCCAGCTCATCAATGCTGTACTTGTGGCGGAGCGCCTTCTGCGCCTTCAGGTAAGTTTCCTCGATACGCAGCTTTTCACTGGCATTATTGCCAGCCTCCTTCAGTTCCAGGTTGTAAACCTCCTTCAGGCCCTCCATGTCACTGAGATACATATTCATCCGGTCGCCCGCATTAGGGCCGAAATAGTCCTGTTTGAGTTTTTTCAGCCGGTCTTGGTGTTTCTTTTCAGCATCTTCCGTTTCCTTTTGACGTTTTTGCTGGTCAGCAATCACCCTATTCTGGTACGCCTGTTCTGCAGAAGTCCGTTCCTTTGTACCCTCCTTATACAGAGATACCATCCGTCTGAGGTGGTTCAGTTCGAGCAATTCCAACGTCTGTTGGTACACCTCCTGGTCCATCTCCCCATCTATGAAGCGTTGCTTCTGGATGGCCACCGATTCATTGTATATCTGTGTCTCCTGATCGATGGTCTGACGACTGCCCTCATCCACCAGTTTCTTCTTCGCCTCATAGTAGCTCGCTTCCGCCTGGAGCCGTTCCTGATTCGTCAGGTCAGTACGGGAGAGAATCTTTTTCTGATATTCCATCTCTATCTCAATATTTCTAACTGTGTAGTTTTCAAAGTTCTTATTCCCAGTACTATATGCAATTTTGTTCAAGGCTTCCTCTTGGGC